ACATCCCAGCTAGGAACGGGTATGTCAGAAAGTTCAGGGGTTTTTACTTTCCCTTCGACAGGACATTGGTTAGTTCGTTTTCAAGCTCTATTTGTAAACAATGGAACAACAATGAATGAGGGTGCGACTTGGATTTATGCCTCTAATAATAGTGGCAGTAACTGGACTCAAATGACTGATACAGGTTCTTCTATTAAGGATGAGGCGGGTAGTGAATATAAAGCTGCGGCTGGTCAAATGTATCTTGACGTGACTAATGCTTCAACTTTCAGAGTAAAATTCGCTATAAGAAGTAGTGAAGAAATCTTGGTAGTAACAGGTGGAGCAGCAGCTTCGGCTATCAGAACTTACGCTCAATTTGTTAAACAAGCTGACACCTAGAATTAATGAAAGGATATGAATAATGAAATTTTCCCCTGCATTTAGACCTACCCATATACAAGACGTACTGTGCCAAATGCACAGCGGTCAATGGTTTGGCTTTGATGGAGAGCTGATTTACGAAAATTTGGTGATCCATGATAAATCAATCGAAAAACCTGAAAAAGGTTATCTTGAATTTGAACTAGAAAAAATGCAAGGTGAATATGATTGGCATAAAATTAGAGTAAAACGAGATGATCTTTTAAAAGAAACCGATCATTGGGCATTTGTAGATGCTGTGAAAATTATGTCGGATGCCATGAAAGATTATAGAAAATTATTAAGGGATATCCCTCAAGATTATGATAAACCAGAAGAGGTCATCTTTCCGATAAAACCAAATGAGAAATAAAAATGCCAGAACAACGATTCGACATAGAAATCGAAAGAATTAAAGGAGATATTAAGCTAATCAGGGCGAGTATCCATATGATTGAATTTAATCATCTCAAGCACATTCAAGATAGCATCTCAACAATTAATAAAATTTTAGGAGCGATTGGTTTCTTAGTAGCGTCGCAACTGGTGATTGCGTTAAGGCATCTTTTCGGCTAATCACATGTTTAAAATTATGGCGATGATATGTTTTATGGGGGTTGGTAACCTCCAGCAGCACTTGTGTTTCAATGCAAGCATTCCCCATGAATTTAAAGGTAAGGCTGAATGCATGCAATATGTAAAAATGACAATCAATAAATTAGATGCTGATTTTAAGAAAAGAAAAGTAACAATGGCACTCAAATGTGTACCTCACTTGTCAATCAAGAAACCAAAGATTAAAATTCCACAAGACAAGCGTAAATGGAGCGTAGAATATGCTTTTTGATTTATTAGGTTTTGGTATTAAGGCAGCCTGGGATGTTTTTAAAACTAAACAACAGACTAAACGGCTTGAGGCTCTAGCCGAGCAAAAGCATACAGAGAAGATGCTTACTGGGGAAATAGAGTATAAGAAAGTCCTTGGGTCACAGCATGACGCAAGCTGGAAAGATGAATTTGTATTGATTGTCGTGTCACTACCGCTATTGGTATTGGCGTATGCCGTCTTCTTTGGCGATGAACAAATAAGGGAAAAACTTGACGTATACTTCTACTACTTCTCAGAACTTCCTTCATTCTACACATGGCTAGTAATTGGTATCTTTGGCGCAATCTACGGAATTAAACCAACAATGGATTTATTTAGGAAGAAATGATAAAAGAAAGAGAATTTACTGAATATATAATTATTCACCATTCAAATACTTCAGATGACAGAGATTTAGGCCTTGAAGATTTAAAAGATTCAAAGTATCACTTCATTATTCGGCGTAATGGGTTGATTGAAATTGGTTTAGACAGTGATGCTGAGGGGGAATATCACACAGAGTCAATTGACATCTGTCTCATAGGAAAATCTGAATTTGACGAGCGCCAGTTTGAGGGTCTGCGAGATCTAGTTCAGTTAACATTACGTCTTCATCCTGATTGTAAGATAGTAGGTCATGGAGATCTTGACGATACAGATTGTCCTGGATTTGATGTTGTTAAGTGGTTCAGCGAAGCCATTCCTTCCATTCATCGCCCATAATTTGGGCAGCAATCTGTTTCTTATTCTTTAAAGACTTTATAATTAAATTATCTACAGTTTTCAATGTAGTAATATCTATATAGTTTACATTCCTAGTCTGTCCTATTCTGTGCGCGCGGTCCTCTGATTGTATTCGATGTTCTAAGTTATAACTATTACTGTAGTAAATAACAGTATTAGCAGCTTGCAAATTAAGACCAAATCCGGCAGTTGCTGGATTAGCGACAAAGAATCTAGCTTCTCCATGAGTAAAAGCCGTAATATTTCTTTCTCTATCTTTATCAGAAATAGCTCCCCAATACTCAACTACTTGTTCTTCTCCATATTTATTTCTTAATTCTTTAGCAATCTCCCTTAGATTGGCTCTATAACATGCCCAAATAATGCACTTGTTAGCCACCTCTTCTGTGAGTTCTAAAAGAGCTGGCATCCTATTATTTTTGAGATGAGTCACATTACCTTCATTATCTATGAGATGCCCACAAACAATCTGATGTAACTTTGCCAGCATTGATAATTTATTAGGCACAGTTACGACTGTCTTTTCTAGTGCAGTAAAGCATAGATTCTTCATCTCTGTGTATGCCTTAATTTGTTCTTTTGTCATGTCGATATAGCGATACTGATACGTTTTTGCTGGGAGATCTAAGCAGTCATCTTTTTTAACTCTATAGCTAAATGTCTTTATTATTTCATTAAGCTCTTCTGTTCTTTGAAAACCTACTACTTTCCTAAAAGATCGTCCTCCAAGATTCATGTTAGACATGATTGCATATCTATTTCTAAAACTATAATAAGAAGAATATCCTAAGTAAGATTCATCTAAAAATTGAGCTTGACTATATAAATCCAAAGGGTCTCTTGTAATCGGCTCTCCAGTCAAGATACGACGATAATCAACCATTGTGCCAAGGAGCGTGATTGCCTTTGTCCTCTTTGCCCGAGGATTTTTAATCGTAGTTGACTCATCAACAACCATGAGAATCCTACCAGACAAAACTAAGTTCCGAGTCCAGCGTACTCCTCTTTCACTGCTAAAAGCTTCTACGTTCATAATGATAATACGTAGATCATCCTTAAGTAATTTAATATCTTCAAGCTTTTCTTTTTCTTCTTTTCTTGGGCTAGCTGACCAAACAGCACAGCGATATACTACGTGCTCTGGAAGATGAGCTGGAATTTCATTAAGCTCCCAGTTTCGATAAGCGCCCTTCGGCGCGATAATAAGTAAGGTATTAATCTCACCTTTATCGTACAAATAAGCGGCGTTATCTAAAATTACCTTAGATTTTCCTGTCCCCATCTCCATAAATAAGGCAAAAGACTCTTTTTCCTTGGAAATGTTCCAAGCTTTCAATTGGTGTACAAAAGGATCCGTTTTAAATGGATATGGTTTACTATGCGACATGGTTAGTTCCGTTCTCTATGGGCGCGTATGGACCCTGTTTTTTCATATCTACAGCTCAAAATACATGTTTGTGTTCGGTTGCACAATATGGAGCGATTTTCGCGCTCTGGTGACCGCAACGTAAAAAACTCTAATCTCATCATCAGGAAGCGTGTGCATTTCTCGATAGGTGCGGGGTGCGACATCAGTTAATAATAGCACATGGTCAGCTTCACCACCTTTAACGCCATGAACTGTACTAATCTTGATCCTCGGTTCTCGAGTCAAGTCTTCAGATTTTTTCCAAAGCATAATATAATACTCTCTTCTTTTCGGATTGATCTTATCTAACCGTTTATACCACAAACCCTTTTCAAAGTTAAAGTCTGCTAAGGTAAAGTATTTTTCAGGATCTATCCCTCTTGGACATCTTTCTGACATATAACGATAGATAAGCTTTATCTCACTTCCCAAGATAGATTCTCCATTAGATAATCTTTCCCAAGCATTAATAGCGTCAAATGTCTCAGAGTCCAACGGAGATTTTTGTCCTACAATAAGATAAGGATAGCCATTCTTAATGCAGATATTTTCTAGTTGGTGTAGCATATAACCATTCCTTGCCAAAAGATACCAGCTGTCTTTACCTATATCTACATCTTCTGGATCCATATACCAACAAACTTCCCCTTGCTCATCTCTAGGTTCAAACTTTTTAGGTATCCTTGACTTAATTCTTAAGTTTAACTTTGTGGCTAACTCCCATATAGAATTAGGTACTCTAAAAGAATGGTTTAAAATAGTGCTCTTTCCACTTAATTTAATAAATTGTTCTACATCTGCGCCAGCCCAACGATAAATAGCTTGGTCGTCATCGCCAGCTATATAGACTATCTCTACTTCTTTACTTAACTTATTAATAATATCCCACTGCAAAGAAGATAAATCTTGCGCTTCATCTACAAATAAGATACGAAGTTTAGGAAAATTTTCTTGTTCTAAAAAATTTAACAACATATCAGTATAATCAATAATCTTTCTCTTTTTCTTGTATTCTCTTAAAGCTCTTTCTAATCTTTCTAATTCAAACCAATCTATACTATCATCATTATATTCTTGGTAAACTCCTTCGATTGGCGTTCTTTTCATACGAGCTAAATTCTCAAGAAAAAATAGCTTATCACCAGGCTTCATACCAAACATTTGTCCTTCTTCTAATTTTCCTCCTTGGACTTCTAATCCAAGCATATCTCCAAGCTCTCTATAGTGGCTGTGCGTCATCACATCTCCTCTTCGTAAACCAAGTTGCTTAAAACATAGACTATGTATTGTACGAAAGTAAGGTAGATCTTTTTCATCATACTTAAATTTCTCATAAGCTCTCTCTTTAGCTTCTTCCGCGGCTTTACGAGTAAAAGCTAAATAACCTATATGTTGAGGAAGTACACCACTATTCAAATGACTTTCAACCAAACTTAAAAGTTTAGTTGTTTTTCCTGTTCCTGGTGGACCTATTATTACGTTTAGATTTGCGTGCTCCATCTCTTCTCATACCCATCATTATTAATTGATACCTAAATTCATCCCATATATTAAAATGGAATATCTTCTTTATTTTCTTTAACTTCTTTCGGAACTTCATATCCTTCCTCCTGTTTTTGAAAAGCTGCAATTGACCATAGATTTACTCCTTTTCCTTTCATATTCCAAAAATGATGTTCAGCTCCTCGTTGTTTCAAGCATGAAGTCACTTGATAAACTTTAAAGTCTCTGAAGTGCTGCCTATCAAAGAAGGCCATCAAGTCTGAAATTCTAAAGTAATGCTTTCCATCTTCTGTCCATGGCTTTCCTAATAATATTTCATCTTTACTAAGCGCCTGCACTCTACTTGTACAAAATCTTTCAACCAACTCAAACAATTGCCCTACTGCACTAGCATCTGCTGGGGCTTCAATCACTGTAAGACTTTCAAACAGGTTATTAATAAGTTGGTTCCAGGCGTTATCGCTCATTTTGGCAGGCATCATATTTAATTTTTCCATGCATCTTTTCTGGAATCTTCTTTGATTTTGAAGATCATCAGTTTCTAATTCTATTCTTCCTGTTCCTTCTATATCTAGAAACCAGATTGGAGGGTTAGAATTATATTTTGTAAGTGAATGAATAGCTGGCATCTGGCCATCATTTCCAATTCCATGCTTTCTAAGTTTACACATTGCGGCATTACAATAAGGAGCAATAGGAGCTCGACTACAAGTGTACTGATAAGTCTTCTTATCAGCTGATTTAATTACAGTTAGAACTTCTGTACTGGTTAAAGGAGGGTCCATGAACTTTATATTATACCTTTCCACCTCTGCGCGCCAAGTATCTGGAAAGGCTTTGCGGGCATAGACTGCTAAGTTAAAAAGTCCATTGTTTCTCGTACCTTCAGGGAACCCTTGTTTAGTCAGGACTTGAAGGCAAGGAGGCCCCTCCTTTAATTCACTGTTAGTTTTAATTTTGAAATTCTCTATTTCTTCAAAAGAATATTTCTTGACAACATTAATAAACTCTTCAGCTGAAAGTTTATTTCCAGCACTATCTAATCCATATCTTTCAGTCTTTTTAGCATCAAAATAAGGCATGTTAATCCACCCTCCAACATCTCCACGAGAAGCTAGAATTTGAATTTGCTTTGGAAAAATTTCACTTCCCCCAAATCCTAATATAGAAGAAAATTCTTCAAGCTTAGTCTTCATAATCTTTGCAGGCATCCATTCCTCACAAAATAAATATAAATGCGCGCCACCCGACTTTGAACGACATACAATCAAGGGTAACTTCAACTTGGCTATCTTTAATGCTAACTTTCTTAAATCTAAATCTTTATATTGGTCCACATCTATCGCCCCAAACTTGACTTGCGATTGGTCGTTAATAGGAATAATTCCTAAACCTTTTTTCCCATCAAGATGGTCGATCCAATGTTGCGATGTGACTTCTTCTCTTACTGTTACAGCCTTGCCCGTGAGTTTCCCATCGGCGCGAGAGTCTTTTACCTCATACGCGCCATGGGCACGTTCAAGACCGGAGAAAAGGTGACCAAATTCTCCGGCCTGAACCATTAGAAGTCGCCTGTAGTTTCAGACTCTGAGCTTTCAGTTTTACTAGGAGGCGCGAGCTTTACTTGATCTTTACTTACACCCTCATGAAAACTTCGAGCTGTTTCATATTGGAGTTGTTCTGTAACAGGTTTCTCAACTTCGATATTCCAACCGAACCAAGATCCTTTGTCATTTTTTTCTTGCATAGATGTTAACTTATATCTATGACTAAATGACGGAGGCGTTACAAATTTTCCAGTACTATCTTCGATTTTAAGTCCCATCATCATGCTATTCCAGCGTCTTGCTTTCTTTAATTGAGTGGAACTCATACTGATAACAGCTTGCTCGTTATTTTTTAGTAATACAAAATAATAAGCAGTCTCGATTAGATTATTTCCGTTATCAAGAATGATTTCTCCTCGATCATTCCGAGCCTTTTGAGATTGGTCACTGCCTATAGGATGCTCTCCTACATAGCCGCCGCCAGTCTCGCGAGGTTTCCACTCTACAAATACTCTCTTATATGCACAAGGCACAACTTCAAGAGACTCGTAGAGATCATTCGACACAGTATTATAGATCATGCCAGCTTTCGCTCCCTCGACATTTTCTAACTGTGGACTCGTTTTTTGAAGCAAAACTAAATAAGGAATGGCAAGATCTTGAGACGTTATACCTTCGAAGCCCAGGTCTGCATCTTTTGAAAAATCAATAGATTTAGAATTAGGCTTTGTTTCAGATACTTCAGTACTCATATTATTTACCTTTCTTAATAGTAGCTTTCTGCCCTATGTAGACACCCAACAGATCATGAGGCAGGGCTTTACCTCTTTCTGTTTGTTCTCTGATAAATGCTGAGAGTGACTGCGGGTGTACAGACACTCTATCAGAAAAACTGTAGCCTTTTTCTTGAAGAAAATCTTTGGCATATTTAGCTTTAAGATCTTCACCACGACCAAATTGAACTTTTACCTCGTTCTTAATTAAGTCTCCATGATTATTATCTCTTAGCCATTCGAAAGCTTTTTCTGTATTCTCTCTACTAATATGACCACGATATATTGATCTTATCGAAACAGAACTTCCATCTTTTAACTTAACTTCTGCTAAGCCAAGCTCTGCAAATTTTTCTGGAAGGATTTTCTCTTCCAATTCTCTTAATTTTGTTATCGCTCTATCAAGAGATTCTTGACAATCTTGTACTATTAATGTTTGAGCTTCTATGTCTAAAGCTAATTTAGAAACCGCCTTTAACTGATCATCTGATAAATCCATTGTATTTAGTCCTCCAAATTTCTTTCTGTTCTAAATTTAATTCATCTGCCTTTTGTTTCGTCAGAGAATTAATCTCCTTTGGCGGAATAACCTCAACCAAAGCATATCTATATATATTGCCTCCTCCTCCCCATTGGAAGTGTAATAAATATTTTGGTTCTTTATATAAAGTTATATTTCTTGGATCAAAAGCTGCTAATGTCATCTATTTTCTCCCAAATATATTACACTTAACTTTATAATAAAGTCTTTCTTGTCGATCCCATTTAAGAAAATTTACTTTTCCATTATTGAAATCGCTTGCTATCGCACTAGCGAGACCTATTGCAATCGGGTCTCCCATCGCTAAAAGATAATCGTCGTCATTATAATCCTTTAAACCTTTAACCAACCTTCGTACAGTTGGGGCAGGTGACAGAACTATATTTCCAGGTGGCAGTAGCAATACTAGTTCTCCAAATTTCTGAGCAGGCATAAGGTTACGATTTTTAACCTCCTGCACTACATATACATTATTCATTCTTCTTTCTCATATATCTTTTGAGTAATCTCATTCCAGCGCCAAGGTTTTCCCCATATATAGGCTCTAGAAAATTCACTCAAGTTAAATTTAATCTTATCACTATTAATTGAATTATACACTTCTTTTATTAAAATATTACTTCTAATTAAATAAAGTAGTTCATTTTTTCTAATCAATACCTTTACATTCTCTCTATTTTTCTTTGCTTCTTGCATAAAAGCTAACTGAGAACTTTGAAAATAGACAGTCTGTCCAGAGGCAATTTTTAATTCTAACCACACCATAACCCCACGATGACAAGCATGGATGTCAGGTACTCCAGCCATTCCTAAATTTTCTATCCGGCATAAATGACCTGGAATATTCTTACGAATTAGCTGCCATAAATCTTTTTCTGTCACCTACATTCTCCCCACGATGGGCCTTTCTCTAATGTTACCTTTAAAGGCACCTCTAATTCTACACAGTTTTCCATGATCTGGGCAATCTTTTTTAGTTCGTTTTCATCTTTATAAGAAATATCTATTTCATCATGTACCTGTAAATGAGGGACAACATTTAATTCAGTATATAAGTCTAACATAGCCTTCTTTGTTAAATCTGCTGAGGCGCCTTGAATAAGAGCATTTAGCGCCTTATGAGTATAAGCTCTTCTTAAAGGTCTACCTTTCCACACTTTTTCTGCATCAATCTTTCTTAAAGGCATTTCCTTGTTAGGCCATCTTAAAGTAGAATCAGCTGGCTCCCAATAGTCAAAATGTCTTTTTCTTCCAAGAAGAGTTTTAATCTCACCTCTATATAAGGCAGCTTTAGAGGCTTCATGCATTAAACCTTTTACAAACGGAACATTGCCATGATATTTCTCCAATAGAATAGTTGCAGCATTATAATTTAAATTAAGCATCTGTCCTAGCTTAAATGTTCCCATTCCATACATAATACCTAAGTTAATTGTCTTCGCAGTCTTTCTATCTATATCTGCCATTTCTGCTACTAATGTATGGAAGTCGGCTTCCTTTTGTTTATAGGCTTCACAAGCTTCTTTTGAACCTCTAATGTTACGCAGCACAGCATAATGAACTAGCATCCTAGGTTCTTGTTGATTATAATCTAAGCGAGCCCACTGGTGTCCTTCTTCCGGAAGAAATAATGACCTAACCAATGGGCCCCAATACTCGTCTCGAGCCGGAATCTGCTGTAAATTAGGGTTACTAGAACTAAACCGTCCACTTCTAGTCCCTTCAGAATCTCTTCTTAGTTGATGAAATTGAGCGTGGATACGTCCTTTAACAGACATATCAAGGCACACTTTTTTTATAAAATCTCTCCTCATCTTATTAACTTTTCGAAACTCAGCGACCATTTCCAAAAACGGATCTTTGCTATTACCCATAAATTCTGCAGTAAATGAAGGATTGCCAGCTTCAGTAACTGGGAACCAGGTTCTAGTTTTTTCGCAAGCTAATGCAAGTTGCTCGCTGCTCCAAGGTTCAACAGGAAATCCGGCTTTCTCACGAAGCTTGACTAGCATCTCTCCTTCTTTCTTTTCATACCTAGAGTTTAATTGTTCTGCCTTATCTATATTAATTCTTACACCCTTAAATCTCATATCTAATATTAATGGAATTAGTGCGGTCTCCAATCTAAAAATTTCTTCTAATCCATTTTCTTTTAAAATTTCAATTTGTTTTTGAAATATCTCCAAAGTATTTACAGCATCAATTTCAGCATATCCACCTACGTAGTGAGGAGGTAATTGCCACATATCTTTTTTAGGATCTAAGTTATAAGCTTCTGCGGCTGCCTTTAATAAGGTTTCATCTTTTCCACGTCCCAAATATCTTTGACTAAGAACTTCTAAGCTATATCCTTCTTTTCTTTCTTCATCTATTAAAGGCTCGGCTACTTGAATATCATAAAAATGACCTTTAACATTAATACCAACGGAACGCAGCCATTCTAGATCATAAAGAATATTAGCGCCAACTTTAAAAATATCAGTCTCTAATTGCTCTTTTAACCAAGCAAGGACTTTTTTCCTATCTAAATTTCCGCCCCCTTCATGACCGATTGGATAATATCCCTTAAACCCTGTATCAGTAGCAAGAGAAACTCCGATAAGCTTACCATCATTTCTTACGCCACCAGGTCCCATTGTCATTAGGTTTGGGTCACAAGTTTCACAGTCAAACGCAATCAGCTTAGCTTTTGTCAAGTCCGGGAAGTCCGGTGGAGGGGTCCACCTTGATTCCGGAGTCCACAACGGCATTTGCCGGGGTCCATAATCGACGGGCATTTTTCCATATCCTTTTCGCATCTAAGTTAATATATTCCTCATCAAACAAAAGTTCTCGACAAGACGTGTTTAATAATAATTTAACGCATGTAATGCACGGACTTAACGTCAAATAAGCTTTACTAATCTTTTGAGTATCTCTGCACTGTAATAAAGCGTTTTGTTCAGCATGAATTGCCTCACATTTATCCAGTCCCTTTCCACTAGTATATTTTGCACCTGGACATGGTTTAGTAATACAATGTACTTGGCCTTTTCCAACTCCATTATAACCAGTGGCAACAACAAAATTATTGTCATCGATAAGTATGCAGCCAACTTGTCGTCTTACACAAGTACTTCTGGTACTAACAAGATGCGCCATTGACAAGAAATATGAGTCTCTACTTGGACGTCGCATCAAATATCCTTCTTATAATATACATTCGTATAGCAGACAAGAAAAAGTAAGTTAATGTGATTAATCCAGCTTCATTATAAGTAAAGGTAATACCAAAGAAGTACGGCATCCCAAACAGTGTGAAAGTATAACTAATCACTAAACCTACTGTTACTTGAGTCATTGACTCAATGAACGACATCAATCTTGTCTGCATTTATCTAACAAATCTCCATTCTCAGCTCTTTCAATAAGCCACTCTACCAAGTTATGTGGGCTATTAAAACCTATAAAAGGGTTCTGTGACTCAGTTACTAGAACTATTTTTTCGTCATAGTCGCCAGAACGCAATTTCTTTACCTTATCGAAATCGTCCCAATAAAGATGTTGACTCCCAGCATTAATATAGAGCATACCAAGTGTCAAAGAATAACCTTTCCTATGTTCCCACAATAATGAGAGATAGTGCGAGATCATGGTAAAGTTAAACACATCATATGGCCATCCCAACCAGATATCACTCGATCTCATGGTCGCAATGCAATGAAGTCTTCCATCCCTTATTAAGAACTGTAATGCAACAGTGCAAGGAATATCCTTACTTTGTCTTGGATTCTTACGCCACAAAGTCATTACTGCCTGTCGAGAAAACTCATCCTCAACCAAACAGTCTACGATGTATGTAAGTTGATCCACGACCCTCGGTCCATAAGCACCGGAGAAGAAATATCCATCATCAGAAAAACTAGCGATTTCCTTTGAGAATGGTTTTAAACTTGCTACAGTATTTCCGCCAATCAAAATGGTAGCGGCTTCTGCAGCCATGAATTTATAACCTAATTTTCTCTCCTTGTACGTTACAAATGGATGAGACATTGGAACTGCTGTCTGAAAATTAACGTGCTCTCGGGTGTCTAAGTCTTTTGGATTGAACTCCTTTCCCGTATTGAGCAAGTGCAGGGCAGTATGATACCAAACATCATTTGCTGTCATATTATCACCTCCTTCAAATCATTATATAAAGGGTCCCCCGTCTTTAGGCTACCTAAAAATCTCCTATAGTACTGAGGGTGTTTTAAAACCGCATGGGTTTTAATCTCGTTTTTATCTAAAGCTTCTTTTGCTTCTTTTCCTAATGCAATAATCTTGATATGACCATTTGCAGCCTTAGGAAATCGTAAATCAAGTTGTCCTGTTATTGGATGATGTATATTTGTCCAAGCACAATTTCTTTCTTTGATCCACAATTTATTTAATATAGTTGTAAAGCTTAAACTGCAATTTCCGTATTCAAAAAATGGCCAAAACAATCTTTTATATTTAGGGTTCACTTTATCACCTACAAATAGATATTTAGCAAATTGCTTATGTCCTAAGATGTTATGCTCATTTGGATTTAAAGCAGTTAGCCACTGTGTCATTCTCATCTTTTTTGCGGCATGCATAATCATATCAATAAACATATCTTTGTGCGCACCCCACTTTTCAATGGTGTAAGGTAAAAAATAAGGAATCTCTTTAGCGCCTCCATTAAGAATAATTTGATCAATATAATTTCCTTTATCTTTATGGTCTTTGTCTCCATTATAAAACTTTGTGTATAGCTCGCTAACTTCTTTAATATCTTCATACATCTCTGTGCGCTCTTCTTTCATCTTTTTAAATCTTTTAGCAGTATTTTCATCAGGCAGGCACATCACGTAAACTGCACCGTATTTTAAACCGGCTCGTTCTAAGAACCTTCCTTGAAGCGGCCAAGCACTACCACCTCGATATATACTTGCATAGCAGCCTTCACTCGGCCACCAACGATCAAGAATGACGTTATGAGTTACCGCTGCTTTTCCAGCAACCCTAATTGCCGCTGTATGGTAATCAAACATCCTGTCCTTGTATCTATAACCAAGGTGGAAATACTTAGTTTTTGGATACTTCTCTATAATTGCCTTCGCGAGAGTAGTCTTACCTACTGCATCGGGGCCATCTAAAACTATTATTCGCATAAGTCTTTTAAGACAGGTGCTTTCCAGCCAACTGGCTTTACAACATCTATCTTTGATCGTTTTGTTTTCATTCTAACTTTCTTCATATTTGTTTCATGGACTCTATCCCAGGCCTCTTCAAAATCAAAGCCCATAAGATAGGATGTGCCTAACGCCACATATACAGTATCAACTAACCCATCAAGAACCTGCACTTTATCATTTTCATAAATTCCTTTGAGTATCTCAGCAAGCTCCTCTTGTTGGTGACTGCACCTAGCCAGCATGATTTCCTCTTCAAGCATTCTTGGGCGTCCAGCATATCCAAGCAGAAACTTTCGATGAAAGTCTTCTACGTCTCTGTAGAAACTTCCTTTTCTTCCGCGTTTGTACATTTTACTAACTCTCTCCAGTGTGTAGATGAACCAAGTCTGCCCTCAATCTTATCTATTGGTCCAAAGTTCCTTTCTTCGAGCTTTAATCGTCCACAAAATTGAGTCTCCCAAAGACAATTTCGGGAGTGTTGCGGGTAAAGCGGGGCAAATATCGTTGCGATATAATTGCTATCGTAATATTCTTTTAATTTGTCAAACATCTCTTCAGTCTTTAGATCCATGTGGATGCGATAATCTTTAATTGAGGCAAATGTCCCCCAATGATCTAGAATCTTGAATCCCATATGTTCTAAGAGAGAACCGAACGCCTCATAGGTCATCTCATTAACATGGTTTGCGGCGGCCCCTACCTTTTCATCCCAGCAAGGGGTCGAGAACCAGCATGTATTATCATCACTGACATGCTCGCCAATGTTGCCAAGTATTTTAATCGCGGTCCACGGCTCAACATGCTCTAGGACTTCAAAACAAGTAACATAGTTAGGTTTCCACCCTTCTCCCATTTTCATCTCAAACCATAATTTAAGGTCAAGGAGTGAAAAATCTTCATTCTGAATAAGTTTAGGTTGAAAGGTAGTCTTTTCAAACATCGAAGGAATTTCCATCGCGTTGAAATCCACACCTAAATATGACATAGGTGCGAGTCTCGAGGTCATTAAGGTACGAGCCAATGGCATGTCCTTTCCACATCCCACATCTAGAATATTGGCTTCTTTGTATCTTTTCTTGAGACTAAGATATTTCACCACATGCGTCCAGCGCAAGCAATGAGCAATATAATCCCTATGGAGAAAACCTCGAGCCTCGGCTTGTACAATACTCAGATGAGTATTGTCGATCTCTTTGCCTCTTGCATTAGCCATTGTTAGGCCTCTTTGTCAAAATCAGAAAACCAGCATCAACTAAGAGTTTCTGGTAATATGTTAAAATTCTATTTGCCCCACCCTTTTGCTTCGTCTTGACTAGTGTCTGCATGGCTTCTAAAAGAGCTGGCCGTTTTAATGCGCCCGCCTCTAAGAGAATCTTAGCAATATTGCGTGCTTGATTGGGTAAGGGAGGCCGCCTCTTATTTACATCTTCTATAGTGAGCATCGACGGCATTTGATAAACCCACTTATTTTTTGTCTTTCTTCTCATATCTTTCTCCTAAAAAGAGGGGGGCTGGAAACGGGAATCTCCGGAGCTCCCCTTAATTTAACATGAACATCATTTCAAAACAAGCACAAAGAGAAACAACTTATCCGAATAACTCCGTCGTGTTAACTCTAAGTACTTAATATATATAATAATTCTTCCAATAATAAAAGTAAACATTTATTTTACCTCTTTTTTAAAAAAAGAAGTGTACTTATAAAATCGGATGAAATATAATTATATTATATGATAATATATAGAAAGGAGAAAAAATGTCTTGGAATATTAAATCTTTTGATGCTGTCAATCAAGACCCTGGCTTAGGGGAAGATATGGTAGTTGAAAATCGTGGCGATATTGTGAAACATCTGCAGCACCTTATCTTAGGTGATAACTTCAGAGAAGTTTTAAAAGAATATGGTTCAGATGGCCTTCTTACAAATATAGGTCGGCATTCTGATGTCCATCCTACCGAAAACTTTTCAATGTACTACTCGCCTATTGAAAGTACATTCATTAAGGAAGACAGAGTATTGAATAAGTGGGCAATTGAAGCACGCTTAAACTTTATAAAGTGGTCCCAGGAAAAAAGAGGTGAGACTATCGAAATTCAACGTCGAATGCCTCAATTTGTTGGGAATGTTTGTGTGGTGCAATTTATACCAAACTCATCGCACATTGCAGTGACTCACGGAATGACCCTTGCTGAGCATCAGGGTGAGTTTGAAGAGCACCCTTACCATCAGAAAATCTTAGAAGAGTGCGATGGGATTACTGATGAAGTTAATAAACTTACAAAAAAGTTAAGGAATACAATCGATGAAAAATCGGAAGCTAAGGCGTCGTGAGAAAATGACACCTGACGATACTTATCGAAAGATAAGGGTTAATGGGGTAGAGCATGTACTCTACCCTACACTTTACGTGACGATGAACCGACGTGTTTTGGCAGCGCGTATTGGTAGGGACGGGGAATTTGTCCGCAAGGATGGAGAACTTGTTCCTTACCAAGCTGCGGGATATGTTGATATTGAACGCATCCGTAAAAAACAAGGAGATGCATAATGAAAAGTCATACTGACTGGGAACAGGAGATAAAAATGAACAACGTCTGGAAAATAGTTAGCTGGACAGTTGCCGGTATCTGGTTCTTAATATTAGTCTACGTAATCTTACAGGTTTGGGACTAATGTTGACGTTTTTAAGTTGGTTATTTTCGCCACTTTTACTGCTAGCCGCGGGCCTCGTCCTGATATTTATATTAGGAATATCCGCGGCATTTGCGGTTGTATTGGCGATTATTGGCTCAAAATGAGCCCCAATACTATATACCAATAATGAACTTTATTATGTAGAATCAATGGTTTAGGCCATCGCAGGAGAGATAGTTATTGGTCTATTGGTAACTTTACAACAAAAAAAATAAAAAAAAGTTCAAAAACCCCTATATACTAACACTTTAGAAGTGTAACTTTGAAGTGTCCTTTATTTTGTAGCCCTCAATTTAGGGGAAGAACTAGTCGTATAGTTCTTCGGTATAATCATCTGTACTAATCTTAGTCCGTTTGTCGTATCTCCTATCTATATAATCGTAATTCTTTTTATATTCTCTTAGTTTTTCTCTCAACACTTCGATGGGGGCATTACGATAAGCCCAACCCAACAAAGCATCGTCAAGGTAACCGATATTTAAATCAACTGCTGTGTCTCGTTTCGCAGATGTGTTCCTCCAAACCTCCATTAGTTTGGTTCTGGTTTTCGTTCCATACCTTAGTTCCATTTTAGTACCTCACTATATTGGTTGTTTCATCATGTCTTTTTTCTAATTTGTCTTCTATTTTTAACTCCCATTTACGAAACTTCTTGTGAAGTTTCAAAAGTTGATCATTATATTTTAGGAAGTCAGGATTTTGGCTGGTCTTATATTTTGTGGCATGCGCATATAAAGACTGCCTAATCCACTTTATTTCTCTCATATTAAGTTTCATCTTATCTCCTTTCTTTAATTTAAGTTCAGCGGCGAGTACGGAGAAACCCTACTTTCATCATGAGCCCATATGTTTACTCCGATGAAAGTTGTACGAAACATGGGTAAAGTACTCGCCTCATCACCGGGAAGATTGTTATTTTTTGTATACTAAATCATTAACTACAGTTAATATTACAAAAATCTTCCCTTTACAGGGGGTCGCCGATTTTACTCGGCTATGTTGCCAGGGATTTCACCCACATATATGCAACGCCATTACAGCGTACTGGTTCCATCCCCCATAATCTCTAATAACTTTTTCTAGCTTCCTTCTTAATATAAATAACATTTCCAACCATATAATCTTCAGACAGTGGATTACTTTTTCTCCATAGTTTAGTCGCAGCTACATTAATCGGTAATTGATGAAGTTTGCCTTCTTCGTTAACTATGAGACAGTCACCATCTTCCAGCTGAACACACGCAATATAACCACAGACAAATCTTTGCGCCCTTTTTAAGTCGGGCTCGTCTTCTTTTTTGTCTATCGTCCAGAGTGAGTTAGTAGGTTTCAGTGACTCCTCTGCCTGTAATTTTTCGAACTTATGCTTCATTTTTCAGTTCCTCCATTGTTACCATACCTAATCGTAGAGGCATTACAATGTCAACATTACATTGCATGCAACATCTAGGGTCACCATCCCGCTGTTTTAAGACTTCGTCAGAGAACTCATACGGGTGAGCGCTTTCACCACCCCGCCAGTATTCTTTTCCATTCGCATCAGTCTTTATTTCACATAGACCACCGCAAATGTCGCATTCTATTCGCTTTTTCATCTCAGCCATGTTTTCTCCTTTCTTACTTTATTATCTTTATATATAATAAAGCATCCTAAAATTAAATAATACATCTAATTTTATAAAATAGAAGTTTTAATAAAAAATTGGAAGATTTATAATATATATAATAGTAATAGTATTAATTAGGTGAACTTATGATTTATGATGTGTTTTTTAAGATGCACTTGGAAGACGGGGTTGTTATTGACAATCTTGATATTGAGAACGCCTTCAATGATGTGAAGATTACTGACATTGAGATTGATGAAGAAAAAAGTATTAAAGATGGCGGTAAACAAGGGAAGATAATAATCAAGGTTATAGAAGATTAAAAGGAGAATTAAATGAACAACAAGGAAATGAAGCTTATATCTGATGCACTGAAACTTGTGTGTGAAGATATCGCCTTCAAAAGAATACAAAGTAAACAAGAGCATGAAGATAGCGGTCTGGAGTATACGTTTGAAGATGTCCACCGTATCCCTGCCGAGTTAAATAAGATGTATGAAACTATGACTGCATTATATTTAAAACTAGATGAAGAGTTAAAAGGGAAGTTAGAAAAAATAGAAGTAAAATAGCAGTTTTATTTAATTATTAGAAGATTTATAATTATAATAATAGAAGTTAATATTAATTAGAAAGGTGTTTTTAAAATGGTTGAAGCTGTGCAAACTGCTGTAAATAAATTGGCAGCAATACCAACTAAACATAAAGAAGTCGCGATGGCATTAGAAGCTTTGTTTAGTTTGGCTATTGAAGTTAATAAACAACATAGCAACTACGTTAAAAATTTGGAGTTTGTTATATATGACGAGTTGTCGCAGAAACTTGAAGATAGACTTGGAGATGCTTATAATAATTATATAAGCGGCACAGAGTGGCAGATTAAAAAATAGTAGTTATATTTAATTATTAGAAGACTTATTATTATAATAATTAAAATTAATATTAATTAGAAAGGTGATAAAGATGGAAAAGAAGTATTACGTCAACATTTATAAATTAGAAGATGTAAATGGTGGTACAGCTGTTAAATCTACATTGCAGAGGACTGTGAAGGCGTTTACGGAGAAGACACTAGCTGATGAGTTTTCTGATGAAGTAGAACAACATTTAAGTCTAGCTGCAGATGTCGTTTCAGGAGAATATCGTGGCGGCCATACTGCTACAATTTGCCAAGATGATGTAGGACAGCTGGAGAGAGATTATGTACTTGCAGTTGCTAATACTTGGTTGCCAGGAGGCCGTTGGGCTGAAGAGTCTTATGTAACTGAGGTCGAAGAACAGGCGAAGAAGAGCTAACAGAAGTTTAAAGTATCAGCGGATCAGTTGATACAGAACCAAGAAGTATCCATCTTCTATCAGCCGCGCGCTCCTATCCGGGGGTCCGCGGCCTTTTTTTGTATTCAGAAGCCGCAGCACCCGCCTCGCCGCCCCGTTTACCGATACCGCACCCCTTTTTGAAGTAGCTGAAGCCGCATCGTCCGCTGCCGCCGCACCAGATAAAAAAACCTGGGCCTCTTCAGCCGCCGCCTCTGCACTCCCGGGGCCGGAAAAATAAAAAAATCCTCCCTCGATTAGGTACAAGTTTGGTCGTAGATGACCAGAACCCGTTTGGCAGACCCTTTCGAGGGAGGACTAATTCAGGATGACATTTATCTGAGCCTATAGATCTCTCAATCTACACAGATCAAGTATCCTTATCCTCCAGGTACCCTTCTAGTTAACTTTAGAAGAGGACTTGGATGGTTCCTTGACTTCAGTCTTAACACTAGGATTAGGTGTGCTAAGTAGACCTCTTGCACGGAAGCCGTCCACAGGAAGGTTGCTGTAGTACTCAAAGACGCCCTTCCAAGAACTAGCCATGCCAGAGTGAAGCTGGATGTGTTGTCCCTTATGAGTGAATCCAGCGCAGAGCTCATGCCAGAAAGCAATCATTTCCTCGCGAGAGTACTCAGACACACCCTTAACGATAAGAGCTGTTAGAATAGCTCGTACCTGGGGTGTCGAAGTAATCGCAAGAAGAGACTTACATCCATCAAGGTCCCATACGTAGCGTAGCGTTAGTCCACTTTTCATATGATATTCCTGAATGTAGTACGTGACATTTTATCCTGAGAGTCGGAGCGGTCTGTCACTTAACCGCAGGCGTCGCCTCGACCGCACTTTTCAGCCTTAGCTTACCCTTGCCTATAGTCGATAGACTGACTACAGGCGAGGAGAGCTAGTCACGACTCATTGCTAATAAGTCTTCCGTCATGATACACGTAGCCGTCAAGCGTACCGGCGTAGTCGTAGCCTTCATGCTCGTCTAGTACGCTTACTGGATCAGCCAGTTCCACTAGTAATGCGGTCAATGGCTGATGATAGTGAGATACCCATTTGATCATGATACTTCCTTTCTACGAGTCTTACTCGCCTGGTTTATAAAAAACGTTTGCACAGGCCTCCTAAACTTAGCCATATAACAGGCCTGGGCGTAAAATAGACGCCTAAGCAAGCGCTCTATTTCTACTTACTCGTTTTAGTGGGGAGGATTTTATAAACGGACAAAATAACAATATACATTTATGTTATATTGGGGTATCTTTATCCCTTAGGAGTATAATTATGGATATGAATTTTGGTCTTTTACAGTTATTTGCTCTAGGCGGACTGATATGGTTTATCTTATGGCTGATAAAGTGGAGATATTAATTAGGAGGAAACATGTGGATATTTGAAAGAATGAAAGATATGTGGACTTGGTTCAATGTAGACGAAGGTAAGAAAGCCCTTAAGTGGTTTATTATTGGTTGTATCGTTGTCCTGGTTTTCGGTTATTTTTCGTAGGAGATTAAATGCACGGAGGCAGTAGACCAGGTTCGGGACGCCCGAAGGGCTCACTAGGCACTAAGAGCCTTGTTGTGCTTGAAAAGCTTAAAGAATTGAATTGTGATCCGATTGAGGCACTAGCTAATATTGCCCAGGATCCGAATAATACGCCTGAACTTAGGTTCCAGGCTAATAAGGAGCTTGCCCAATACGTCGCACCGAAAAGAAAGGCAGTCGAGCTTGACGCAACACTAGACGGCGGCCTTAACGTGAATGTGGTGAGTTTTGATGAAACAGAGAAAAAAGAAGAGTAGATATGGATATAACGGTCCCGCACGATTGGAGACCGCGCGATTACCAATTACACCTCTGGAAGTATCTGGAGAAGGGTGGAAAACGCGCAGTTGCTGTGTGGCACAGGCGAGCTGGAAAAGATTTACTATCAGTGAACTTTTGTGCGACGCAAGCTATAAAACGCAAGGGCCTTTATTGGCATTTGCTGCCTACCTACAACCAAGGCCGGAAGATTATTTGGGACGGTATGACAAAGACGGGAAGGAGCTTTTTGTCGCACTTTCCAGATCCACTTGTCGCTGCAGTAAACAACACAGACATGAGGTTGACACTTAAGAATGGCTCTATTTACCAAGTTGTTGGAACAGATAACATTGACAGGCTTGTGGGATCAAACCCAGTTGGTGTCGTGTTCTCCGAATACAGTCTTCAAGATCCAAGGGCCTGGGATCTCATGCGTCCCATCTTGGCAGAGAATGGCGGATGGGCGGTTTTTATTTATACCGCTAGAGGTCGAAACCACGGATATGACCTCTTCAATATGGCAACTAGAAACGAAAAGTGGTTTTCCCAACGACTAA